CCGCGCAGGGGTCGGCGCCACCCCGATGATTTTTTAGTTAAAAACTTTTTTGGACATTTGCTTTTCAATAATGGACATTCGTTCAATATGTCCACTACAGGAGGTGGTGGCGGGTGAATGTAACGAAGTGCTGGCGGGATTTGATTATCTCGCAGCGGGAGTTCGCGAAAATCCTGGGGCTGACGCCGCAGCGCGTCTCCCAGCTGGTCCGTGATCAGGAGCTGGTCTGCAACGACGAAGGTAAAATCATGCTCGTGCAGAGCCTGATGTTCTGGCACCGGCAATCGGCGGGGAACGTGGACGGTGGCAAAGGCGTCTCCTACGACGACGAAAAAGCCCTCCACGAAAAAGCGAAACGTGAGATTGCTGAATTGAAGTTAGGGGAGCTCAAAAATGAACTGCATAAAACCTCAGACATCACGTATCTCGTCGGCAACATGGTTGTTGTGTTTCGCCGAACGCTTTTGGCACTGCCTTCCAAAATGGCAACCTCCCTTGCCGGCAAAACGCCGGAAGACATCAATGAGATGTTGACAAAAGAAATCAACCGAGCGTTAAAGGACCTCTCCGAATTCGACGCGGCTAAACTTGAGGATATCGACAGCGGGGATGATGACGATGGTTAAACCAGTCATTCCGCCGAAGACGATACACCTCATGCAGAATATTCTCGCCGAAGTCGCCCCGCCGCCGCTGATGACGGTATCCCAGTGGGCTGACGAATTCCGTCAGATTCCGGCAGAATATGGCGCAGATCCAGGCAAATGGGTATCGAAAAACTACCAGATCCCCATCATGGACGCCTTCACGGCGAAAGGCGTCACGAAAGTCGTGGCGATGCTGGGTGCGCAGCTCGGGAAGTCTGAAATCCTCTTCAACCTCCTCGGCCGCTTCATCCATTTGGACCCCTGTCCGATGTTGATGGTCCAGCCGACTGTTGAAGACTCAAAGGACTTTTCGAAGGAACGTCTTACGCCGACGGTCGCGATGACGCCGGTCCTGGCCGACCGCATCCACGAACAAAAGTCTCGGAATGGCGACAATACCATCCTGAAAAAGCTCTTTCCAGGCGGGTATTTGTCACTTGTCGGCTCTAACGCCCCATCAGGCCTTGCGAAGCGCTCGATTCGTGTCCTAGTTTGCGATGAAGTGGACCGTTTTGCACCGTCAGCTGGCACAGAGGGCGACCCAGTCAACCTGGCTGAAAAGCGTACGTCAAACTTCTGGAACCGCATTATCGGCCTGTTTTCGACGCCAACCGACGTCACCAGCCGCATCATGCGCGAGTATATGCTGGGAAGTCAGGAAGAATGGCGCTATCAGTGTCCAAACTGCGGTGAGTGGCACTGGGTAACTATCTCTGACATGAAATTTGAGTACGATGAGTACGAAAAAGACGGTCAGAAGAGTTACGAAGTCCACGATGTGTGGTGGATTTGCCCTGACTGCGGCTTCAAATACAACGAAGCGCAGGTCAAATCGTTCAAGCAAGGGTACATTTGTTTAAATCCAGGCGTTAAAACGGTTCGATCCTTCCATGTGAACGCCTTTACGTCGCCTTGGGTGCATTGGAACGACATCGTCCGCGAGTATCTCGAAGCCAAAGACGACGAAGAGTCGATGAAAACCTTCGTGAACACGCGTTTGGCGGAAATCTACAATCCCGACAGCGGCATCAAAGACATGGAACCGCTCCTGGCACGGCGTGAAACCTATAAAGCCGAGCTCCCGGACGGTGTTTTGCTCCTTACGGCTGCCGTCGATACGCAGGATGACCGTCTGGAATACGAAATAGCCGGATGGGGACGTGGAGAAGAGCGCTGGGGCATCGAAAAAGGCATCTTGCTTGGCGTTCCGGATGCCAACTCGAACGTCTGGGCCGATTTGGACCGGCTTCTTGCAAGAGAATGGACGTTCGCCGACGGCAGGACGCTTAAAGTGGCCCGGACCTTCATCGATAGCGGCGGTCACTACACCGAAGAAGTTTATCGATACTGTCAGGACCGTCAGTATTTGCAGCGTTTCGCCATTCGAGGCGCTCACGAATTCGGGGTGCCGCTTCTCTATAAGCCGGCAAAGGCTACGAACTTCCCAGGCCTCCTGCTGACGCTCCTCGGCGTCAACGATGGCAAGGAGTATATCCTCCAACGGCTGAAAAACGTCACCGCTGCGGGACCGCAGTACATGCATTTTCCGGATGACGACGAACGAGGCTATGACAGGCGCTATTTCCGTGGTCTTTTAGCTGAAAAGCTAGTCCTAGAAAAGAGTCGCGGCCGCGTCGTCAAAAAGTGGAAGAACGTCGCGCCGGACGGCCGTAATGAACCGATTGACCTTCAGGTCTACAACCTGGCTTGTATGCGCTCGATTCGGCCCGATTGGAATGCCTATGAAGAAGCAATTAACGGGGTACCCGTTGCGGCGCCCCATAAAGTAACACGAAAACAGTATGGCTGTATTCGGAAAGGAGTGGTCGTATGAGCGACACGGTACAGCAGGCCCGCCTGCGGTCGCTCCTGGAAGCGGAAAAGAAAGTACTCACCGCCCAGGAGTGGCAGAACGGGACGATTAAGAACCGTCGGGCTGACTATCAGCAGATCCGCAAGTCGATTGACGAGCTGAGGGCATCCGGTGTGACGCTCCCGGAAGAAACGGCTGCGGGAACCGCAGGTAACGTGGCCGGCTCCCGAACGAAACGGTTCGTCCTACTAGATTGAGAGGTGTGAAATGGGAAAGAAGAAACGTAAGCACAGCAAAATGGCGCGGATGCCGACGGAAAAGAAACTAAATATCACGCGGCAGGCCGTACGCAATTCCGGATACTCGGAAGCCGGTGCCTCTTTCCGCAAAGGCAGCCTCGCCGCCTGGAGTCCTCGTAAATCATCGCCGCAGAGCGATATCGACGCAAATCTTGGCGTTCTACGGGGCCGCTCGTCGGACCTAGCTCTCGGCACTCCGGTTGCGTCGGCGGCCATTAACACCTCCCGCACCAACATCGTCGGTGCCGGCCTTAAGGTGGCACCCAGGCCAAACTATCGACTTCTCGGCCTCAGCGCCGAGCAGGCGGAAGAATGGAGCCGTAACGTAAAAGCCGAGTTTGACCTGTGGGCCTCCAGTACAGAGTGTGATATCTTCGGCCGTAATAATTTTTACGACATGCAGGATATCGCCTATATGGATTATGCCATAGATGGCGATGCCTTCGCACTGTTCAAGTATCGGCCCTCTGGGCCGCTGATGCCATATTCCCTTCGCATCCAGCTGGTAGAAGCAGCCAGGGTGAGCAACCCGTGGGCAATTAGTACCGACGGTATTACGCTTCCCGGCTCTATCGTGATGCATAACAATGATAACGGGAACCGCATCATCAACGGTGTCGAAATCGATGATGACGGCAAGGTCGTTGCCTACTACGTGTCGAACCGTTACAATTACGACCCGGCCAACATGTATAAGTTGCAGACCTGGGCGCGCGTCGAAGCACGCGGCAAACTGTCGGGGATGCCCAATATCCTTCAGATTTGCCACGATGAGCGTGCTGAACAGTATCGCGGTGTACCGAAACTTGCCCCGGTCATCGAAACGATTAAGCAGACCGGGCGCTACACGAATGCCGAATTGACAGCGGCCATCATCAAGGCCTACTTCACCATGTTTATCAAGGAAACGGCGGACCACGAGTCGAGCGACGTTCCGATTTCGGATTTGATGAACGGTACGAATAAGCACCTGCCGGCGCTGGACCCAAACAGTATCGCCATTGGTCCAGGGACGGTCAATATGCTGCCGCAGGGCTATGACGTCGCCGCTGTGGATCCACAACGGTCGCTGTCGACCTTCGAGCCCTTCGTGAAAGAGCTGACGAAGCAAATCGGCGCGTCCCTGGGCATTCCGTACGAAGTCTTAATGAAGAGCTTCAATTCCAGCTACACCGCAAGCCGTGCCGCACTGCTCCAGGCTTGGAGCGAGTTCAAGATGCGGCGGACGTGGTTCTCCCGCGATTTTTGCCAGCCTGTCTATGAGGCATGGCTGACGGAAGCGATTGTCCGCGGCCGCGTTCAGGCGCCGGGCTTTTTCAGCGATCCCGTTAAGCGCGCCGCGTGGTGTAATTCGGAATGGTTCGGCCCGGTCATGGGTGTCCTCGACCCGGTCAAAGAAGCGCAGAGCGCACAGCTTCGTATCCTCTTTGGACTCAGCACCCGTGAAAAAGAAGCGGCTGAAATGACGGGGACCAGCTGGGATGAAAATATTGAGCGTCTGGCGATTGAAAACAGCCGCTTGTCGGCGCACAAACTGCCGACGTATCCGTCGATTAATGGCAACGGACAGACGGCAGCGGATACAGGTCCCGCCGCACCGAATACAGGGCCGGCGAATCCGGCAGAAGGAGGAAATGAACAGTGAAATTCTGGAATTTTGCGTCGAGCGAAACCGAGCCGGATAACGTAGCGCTCCGCATCAGCGGCGACATCGTCGACGATGAACAGGCCTGGCTGTATGAATGGCTCGACCTGCCGTGTGCGTCGCCGAATGCGTTCCGCCAGGAGTTGGCTGACTATGAGGGTAAGAACCTGACGGTCACCATCGACAGCTACGGCGGCAGCGTTTATGCCGGTACCGGCATCTATAACGCGCTGATGGAACACCGCGCGAACGGTGGTCACGTCACAACCGTCGGCGATACGAAAGTCATGAGTGCTGCAACCGTTATTTTTATGGCCGGCGAGGAACGCAAGCTGGCTCCGGGATGCGTTTTTATGGTCCATAATCCGCTTACCGGCGTTAGTGGCTATGCCTCGGACCTGCGGCACACCGCCGACGTTCTTGACGAAATCAAAAACTCTATTTTGAACGCTTATGAACTCAGTACCGGTAAAGACCGTAAAGAGCTGTCGGACCTGATGGACGCAGAAACGTACATGAGCGTACAGACGGCCATCGATAAAGGTTTTGCGACGGGTATGCTCTATACCGACGTACAAAACAGCGCACCACACTGCGTCGACTTCAATCATCAGCGATTTGTGAACTTTGCGGCGAAGGACGTAAGTGAAGTGAAACGTATTTTAGTAAAATCCAACAAAGGAGATACGAAAATGGACGATAAGAAAGTAACAGTCGCCGATTTGGAAGCGAATTACGGCGATCAGGTAGCAGAAATCCGTAATGCAGCCATCGCTGGCGAACGTGCTCGCATGAGCGCCCTCGATGCCCTGGACGACGGCTCTGAACAGGTGCATAAAATCGTAATGCACGCCAAAGAAGTTGGCCAGACGGCGGAAGACATTCAGTTCTTCGTCGATACGGCGAAAGAAGCAATCCCCGCTAAGGATCCTGTTAATGCCGGCCAGCAGTTTATGCAGAATCTCATTGACGACAACGTCAACAGCGGCGTCAATGATGTAAAAAGCGGCGCGGTCACCGATAACGGCGCCCAGGACGAGGCAGAACGCAAAGCGTTTCTTGACAAGCTTAATGCTCAGGTAGGAGGTAGAAAATAATGGCTGAATTGGTACAGAACGTAAGCTCGCAGAATTTTGACGGCCTTATCGGCGGCACCTATCCTCATCTTCTGACGGCAGGTGTAACCATTGTTGCCGGTGCTGGTGCTCTTAAGCGCGGTACAGTCCTCGGCAAAGTATCGGCCAGCGGCAAATACACCACGGCAGACAGCTCTAAGACAGACGGTTCGCAGACCGGCTGTGCTATTTTGATTAATGACGTCGACGCTTCCGGCGAAGATGACGTCGTCACCGAAGCTTATGTCGCCGGTATGTTCAACGCCGACAAACTTATCTTTGGCAGCTCCGATACTCGCGCAAAACAGGAAGACAACCTTGTCCTCCACAACATTTACCTTACTGCAAATCACTAGGAGGTTATAGAAAATGGCACTCGACTACACCAATACCTTTGAGCTTCTCCAGGCTATTGACCGTATGTATCGCCCGACTACGCTTTTTCGCGATACGTTCTTTGGCAGTGAACAGACATTTGCCAGCGAATCCGTCTTGATGGATTACCGGAAAGGCTCTCGTAAGATGGCTCCGTTCGTATCTCGTAATGGCGGCGCCGCTAATGTCGCTCGTGACGGCTTTATTACGAAACAGTACACTCCGCCGATGATGGCGCCGGCCCGTGTCACCACGATTGGCGATATCGAAAAACGCGGTTTTGGCGAATCCGTCATCTCGTCCCGTACTCCGGCAGACCGTGAACAGGAACTGGCCGCACGCGATATTTCCGAATTGATGGATATGAACGTACGTCGTATCGAATGGATGGCCGTGCAGACCATGCTGAACGCGGGCTTTACCGTTTCCGGCACGACTGCCGACGGCGCTACCAGCATCATCGACAACGTTTCTTTTGGCGAATTCACGCACAAAAAGACGCTGTCCGGTACCGATATGTGGAGCAACACGGCCGCAGATATTTACGGCTGCCTGAAAGACATGTATGAAACCGTAGCAACCGACAGCGGCTATGCGCCTTCTGTCCTTATCACGACGTCTAAGACTATCAGCTACATGCTGAAAAACGAAGATCTCCTGAAATACCTGCTTCGTCCGTCTGATCAGCTGAAAGTCGCAACGTTTGCACCGCGCATCGAAAGCGAAGCGGTCACGAACGTCGGCGCTTTTCTCGATATGAATGGCCTCCAGGTATACGCATATGACGGCGTGTATGAAGATGAATCCGGTAAACTCCAGAAGTACATTCCGGATGGTTACGTTATCATGGCCCGTAAAAACATCGGTTCTCAGCTCTTTGGTGCTGTTACACAGCTCGAAACGGACGGGGCTTTCCACACCTATGAAGGCGCTTATGTACCGAAGGTCTGGGACGACGTCAACAGCGACACGAAGAAAATCCGTCTCGCTACTCGCTGCGTCGTGAAACCGGACTGCGTCGACGACTGGTACACGCTGAAAGCATACTAAGTACAGTGAGGGTGTCATGAATCGCGACGCCCTTTCCTTTTTTGGGAGGACATTATGGATTTACTCGTTAAAAAATTTACACTTCGCCATAACGGCACGGATTACGGTCCAGGCACACTCGTCAAAGGCGTATCGGCTGCGGAAGGCGAAGAAATTCTTCGCGTAGCAGACGGCGACGTTGTCCGCCTTGACACGGAAGTGGAAGAAGGCGGTGCAAAACATGCGACCGCTGCGAAAAAGGGCCTGCCTCCGGTCGACCCGAAAGCGACGGTCGGCCGTCGTAAGTAATGAGCCTTGAAGATTGGATGAAGGACGATATCGGTGATTTATTCGATGATGTCAGTGAAGCGGCCGTGTATAAGACGCAAGGCAGGCAGCTGAATATACAGGTTATCGCTGAAATCGGTACGAACGATACATCCCGTAACGCGCATGACAAAAGCCGCAGTTACGGCGATGCGTCCTTTACCGTCCTTGACGATGCGGAAAAAGGCGTCACGGATCCGCACGCGGGTGATGAAATCGTATATCACGGTACAACGTATACGTTTATGAGCATCGAGCAGCATAATCCTGGCGCTGTCTGGCGTCTGCGGTTCCTGATGCACGAATCGGCAATTGACTACGGAAATATGTGGGGGTGATGACCTTGGATATCCGGATTGAATATGACGATATGGCGACGCCGTTTTTGAAATATGTTGCCGAGAATCATCCGAAATGGGTGTCTTCGGCGCTGAAATCTGCGGCATATCAGTCCCAGAAAGCCATTAAAGAGGGTATCCGGTCTCAGGCTCCTGGCGGCCAGGCTTACGCTAAGCACGTGCTGGACGATTGGCATTATGCTAAGCTGGAACGCGCTCTAAACGGCTCAAATAAGAGCAGTTATCCTATTATGGGTAAACTGCGGCAGGCGGTCGGATACGATAAGAGCCAGGCTGACGCTGGCGTTGTTACGGTTGGCTGGCTCAGTCAGTCCGCTGCGCGCTTAGGCGGTAAGCAGCAAGAAGGGTATGAGACGCCGATGACGGAACGGATGCGAAAAGCGTTTTTCGCTGCCGGGATGCACCCGTCAAAGAATAAGCTGATGCTGGACACAAGGTCTCGTCAGACTATGGCACCGATGGTGCCGCGCGTCCATGAAATCGCATCGGCAACGATGCAGCAGAAAATCCTGTCGTACCTTAACGGTAACGGCGCTCGTTCGGCCGCATCCTCCGGCCGAGTTTATCGTGTCTTTAAATAGGAGGCTGTCATGGAATACACATTGCCTTTGCAGACGATAACCGACGCCTGGATGAAGGCCCTGAAAGACAGCGACAGCATCCAGCAGTACTGCAAAGATCATTACGGTAAGGCACCGGTCCTCATCGACGGCGGTAATCCTCGGGAAGCTCCAGACGGAGATTATTGCCCGTATATCGTCGTCATGAACGGCTCGAAAATCGAAGGAGCAGACCAGAGTACACTGTCCTATACAATAGGTGTCGGCTGGGTCGTGAAGAACAACAACCTCACTGTTGATGGTAAAGTCGTGCAGAACGCTTACTATCCGGACGCTAAAGAAATCCAGCTGACAGGGGCTGTCGAGTGCGACGAATTAGGCCAGCTCATCTATGAAACCTTGCAGACATTTGCGTCCGACAGAGACTGGCCGATTTCCCGTGTCGATTATGACGTTACACCATCCGCCACCTATCCTCAGTTTATGGGGACGATGGTTTGTATCACTGAAATTACGCCCTCGATGGGTGAAACATTAACTTATTAGGAGGTTACAAAATGGCAAAACAGGCTAAAGGGATGAAGTCCGTAACGAACCTCATCTTTGAAACAACGTATGGTACGATGCCGTCTACAGGTACCTGGTACCGTCAGCCGATTAATAAAAACGCACTGACTAGCAAGCAGAACCTCATCACCACAAATACGATTACTGGCCGCCGCGATATGACGGAGCCGGGCATCGGTGAAATGGATGCATCTGGTCAGCTGGAGCTGCCGCTTGACGTCCGTAACATCGGCAACATCTTAAAAGGCCTCTTCGGCGCTCCGACAACAACGGCTGGCACGAAAGAAGGTACGTATCAGCACGTCTTTAAGGTCGGCGATGAAATCCCGTCGCTTACCGTCGAAAAAGGTTTTCCGGATATTGGCCTTTTCTTCCAGTACGTCGGTACGAAATTCAATAAATTCTCGCTGACGGCCCAGGTCGGCAACAACGAAACGACTTATACGGTAGATACGATGGCCAGCAATGAAGTGGAAGCCACGAAAACGGCCGCATCCGCACCTACAACGCTGAACTTGACGCGCTTTAATAACGTCAATGCCTCCGTCAAAGAGGGCGGTACTGCGCTTGCTACCTGCCGTAAAATGCAGTTGGATATCAACAACAACTTGGACGGCGACACGTACTGCCTCAACGGTTCCAGTATCCGTCCGTCCATCAATGAAGGTCAGTGCGAAATCACAGGGAATATCGAAACGCTTTTTGAAGATGATGCACAGCTGAAAAAAGCGATGGCCAGCACGGAAACCTCCCTGGAACTTGCTTTTACTCGTGATGATTTCAGTCTGACGTTCACAATCCCGGAAGTCATTCTCGAACGTGCTACACCGAGCATCAGCGGTCCGAAAGGTATTACGCAGACGCTTAACTATCGCGGTTATTATGCGGATGACAAGGGAAACAGCATCATCACGGTCACACTTATCAACGATGTGGCTTCGTACTAAGGAGACTGATGTAGATGGCAGATAAGAAAGTAATGACCAAAGAAGAAATCCAGAAGGAAGCGCAGGCTCGCCATGACCGCATCGTAGCGGACATCATGAAGATGGTCAAAGAAGGCAAGCTTCCGGAAATCCGCTGCCTGACGCGAAAACAGCGCCGGGAATTGGATAAACAGAAATTGAACTATTTGAAAACGGTCTTTCAGACGAAGGAAACCGCTATCGGGATGCAGGAAAAATGCTATGACTGGATCCTCGACAACGTGTATCCGGACTTTGACTTCGATGAACTTCCGAATAACATCTGCTTTTTCTTCGGGGAAGCGGTTTATAACGCAACGTATTCGGATGAATTCAGCGAAAAAAACTGATTGACGTCTGGGACTGGGCAGTCAATAAAGCTGAGTACTGCCAGACGTGTAAAGATCTGAAGAAAGACGACGACTGCGAGTCGTGCGACTATCGGATGCCCGAGCTGTCGCCTCTCAACGTCGTCGCTTATACGTTATGGGCTCATGTCTACACACAGTGGCGCTACGGCAGCGTAGGCGGCATGGGCGGCAGTGTACCGATGCCGATGGGCCTCGATTACAGTGCTGTGAAAGTGGCGGCAGATATGCTTGATATCGACCCATCGCCAGGAGATTTTGTGAAGATCCAGAAGCTGGAACGCTTTGAGTTAAACCGCATGAGGGAGATGATGAGAAATGGCGAACACTGATGTACAAATCAGAATTGTAGGGAAAGACGACGCTACGACCGCGTTTCAAAACGTCGCCCGTGAAGCGGAAACAACCCGGAAACAGGTAGAAGCGTTCGGCAACAGCATGTTGTCGATGCAAAGTGTTATCCGGAATACCGCCGCGTATGCGTCGGCCATCGCCGGCGTTAACGGTATCGCTGACGCGATGCACTCCGCTGTCGACTCGGCCGTCGAGTTTTACACGACGATGCAGACCGGGGCTATCAGCATGTCGGGTACCCTGATGTCCATGGCTCAGATTAACGGGAAAAACATCGAGTGGAATCAGGCGCTCACGATGTCTCGTGCCCTCATGCAGGAATTGTCGGACCAGGCCTTAGTCACAGGGGCCAGCACGAAGGAAATCAGTGAAGTCTTCCGTGCGATGCTCCCGTCGGCGTTAAACGCCAACATGACTATCGAGCAGACGCTAAAATTGGCCGGCGCTTTGACGACAGCCGGTAAAGCTATGGGTATCAGCGGAGATAACCTCTCGCGCGATATCCGTGACGTCATCAACGGTAAGAACGTTGAGCGTACTATCTTAGGCCAGCAGTTAGGTCTTACTAGCGAAGACATCAATCAAGCTAAGTCTTCTGCTGACGGACTTTTTAATTTCCTGAATGAACGTCTTCGCGGCGAAATTGAAGCGAACGGCCACTATCTTGATACACTGGAAGGCCGCTGGAATCACTTTAAAGAAGCCATTTCCCGTATCACTGGCACCGCGCTGACGCCGGCGCTCGAAAGCGCCACGCAGGAACTGAGCACTATCGCCGATAAGCTTGTCCGCGTCGATGTCGGTAAAGGGGAAGTCGTCGGTATCAATGGCGACGCCATTGAAGCGCTTCAGAACGCCACGATTGTCGTGGAACACTTCGGCAGCGGTATCGTTGAGGTCGGTCGTGACATCTCGACTATTCTTTCGCCGGCACTGTCTGCGGCGGTGTCACTCATTGAAGTCGCGGCGCAGCATACGGCAGCACTTACGGAAACGCTTTTGACGCTCTGGGTCGGGCGCAAGCTTAGCTACTACATTACCGATTTCCGGAATGCGATTACCGGCGCTGCAACCGCCCAGACGACTCTCGGCAGAGCGGCCGAAGCGGCCCGGACGCAGATCGTTGCTGAAAACGAAGCTATCGAAGCACAGACGGCGGCACAGCGCAGAGCGGCTCTCTCGAAAGCGCAGAGCAGTATGTCTGCTCTGGCCAGCGCGTCGGCAGGTGTGTCGAATAACGCGGAAACTGCCGCTATCGCTCGTCAGGTAGAGCTTGAGGCTGCCCTCGGCAACCAGATTCGTCAGAATATCGCGCTGGAAGCAGAACGCGCCTCTGCGATGACGATTGCCCGGACATCGTTTGAAGGTGCCCTGGCCGCGATGCAGGCCGGTGAAATGGACCTCGCCGCACAAATCCTTGAAACGACGACTGCCCTCGAAGGTCAGGGTTCCGCTGCCGAAATTATGGCCGCGAGAGCTAACGCCGCCATCGACCTCGTGCGAGCCGGGGAAGCGGACCTTGCCGAACAAATTGTCTCGACAACGCTTGCCAATGAACTCCAGGGTGAAACGAGCCTTACCGCTGGCACCCAGGGCGTCGAAGGCGCAGCTATGGCCAGTGAAGCGCAGACTGCATTGAGAGCCCGTACGGTAGAAACCAACGTCGCAACAGCAGCCACTGGTGCCGCCGCCGCGGCCAGCGGTGAAAAAGTCGTCCGTATGGGCGCCGTTGCAGGCTCCGCTATTAAGAACCTGACAAGCCTTGCCTGGGGCCTTGTTGGCGGCTGGCTCGGCGTTGCCGCCGCTATCGGGATGGCCTTATACAAGCTGTATGAGTACGCCAGTGCAGAACGTGACTGGGAAGAAAACCACAGCTATTGGTATAAGGGTGCTACCTGGGTTGTTGACCGCAACGGTAAAGTCACGCGCCGCGACTCCGGTGCCCCGACCGTTATGGACTGGACCGGTGTCGGCGCCGATTGGGGCGAAGAAGACCCGAACGATGTTGAAGAAGTCCGCAAGATGAATGAAGAGCACCAGAAGGAGCTCGAACAGCAGCAGCGGGAAGAAGAAGAAGCCAAGATGGCCGCCGACATGGAAAAACAGCAGCAGATCATGGCCAATCTCCAGAAGAAGCGGCCGGACCTCTTCGCTGGTGTTACCGGGAAATACGCAGGTGGCGGTGAAGGTGGTGTCGGAGGCGGTGGTGGTTCTGCAGCCAGCGGAGCGACGAAGGCGACGCAGGATGCGGCGAAAGCTCAGCGTGAGGCCGCCCAGGCGGCGCGTGACCAGGCGAACGCCAATAAGGAATACGCGCAGATCATCCAGGAAAACTCCCGGAAGATTGCCCAGGCCAACGAGCGCGTCGAAAACATCATCTCGAACCTGAACGAAAAGATGCTCGAAATGACGGGTACTCAGGCCGAAGTCGAGTTTGAAAAGCTTCACCGTGAAATTCAGCAGACGAATAAAGAACTCGCATCCTCTATCGTCACGCTGAAAACCTTTACGCCAAAAGCAGGGGCTGCCACGACGACGGACGGTACCTTTAGCATCGAAAAGAACTGGAAAGAACAACTTCTTTCCGGTGATGATGCGATTACGACGCTGACAGCACAAAAGCTCCACCTGCTTGCAGAAAAGTATTATGAACTGACCGGTGAACAGCCGACGGTCACTAGTATGCACCGCTACGGCAACGGTAATTCGTGGCACGACAGCGGCCAAGCTTTTGACCTTTCGGATGACAATCTTGAAAATAATCCGGACTTGCGCCACCAACTCGAAGCGTACGGCCGTCAAATCGGCTTGGTACCGCTCGACGAATATGAAACGCAATACGGGCCGAACGGCGAGTATTACGGCTCCTATAACGTCCATTTCAGCGACCACGGGGACGCAATTCCCGGCGGCTTTGCGCCGCAGCAGACGGCACAGCCGGCCGCGCCGGTACAGCCAACTATCACACAGGATTCGGTTACTATCCCACAGACCGATGTCATTCAAACCATCGAAGAAGTCGCGCAGGAAATGAATTTTCCGTACCTGAAACTTCTTCTCGCTCTTGGTACCTATGAGTCCGGCGACCAACATAACGTCGCCACCATCGGTTCGAA